ATTAACGGCTAAGGGTTTGATATGAGCGATCACCGTAACGTAATACAAACACCTGAACAAATACTTCAAGACTTGCGCGATGAATTCCCCAGTTCGCCAAATTTTATTAAAAAACTTGTTCCTGCTTTGTCTCCTTTAGCTGATCGCTTAATACATAAGAGTTGTATTGTTAAAAAAGACGCGGTTAAGGTTGATCATTTAGCGTTTAGTTTTCCGCTTTCTTCACTTCGTCATTGTCATCGTGCAGGTTTTGCAGGTACTACGGCTAAAAAACAACATATATTCCCTTTACCGCCAAAAATTAAAGGTATTGAAAGTAAAAGCCTTAAAGATATTGAACTTCATCGCTTACAAGTTAATGAACAATTATCAGAATTTTATACCAAAACACTTAAGGTTTTTATTGAACATGTTTTAGGTTTTTATATTGAAGTACCGCGCGGTAAGGGTTTTCATGGTTATACAGATTCTTTAACAATGCGTACTGAAACGGGTGTTGAAGTTGGTTTTGTTGGTATCGGTGGACAAAATGATACAGCTTACATTCAGATTTCTGGTACTGGTTGTAAGTATCTTTTTTCACAAACTACTCCTTTTGTTTTGCATCATTGGTTAAATACCGTTTTATCTATTAATTTTTTATCACGTATAGATTTAGCTAAAGACTATTATGACAATGTTTTTAATTGTGAATATGCTGCAACCGCTTATAGAGACGGCATTTTCAGGACAGGCAAGGGCGGTCGAATGCCAGTCATTAAATTATGTGACGAATTCATATTTGATAAAAATGGCGGTCGCGTTTTTGATGTTGAAATGGTTTGTGTTGGTAAACGTACAAGCCCTGTTTTTTGGCGTGTTTATAATAAAAAATTAGAGCAAAAAATAGATGATGATCGTCTTTCTTGGTATCGCTCAGAAGTTGAGTTAAAAAAATGGTCTGTCGATGCTTTGCTAAATGCTGATTTAGCGTTTGCTGGTATTAATGGTTTTTCTCAGAGTCTTTCAACTGTTGAGGGTGTTCGTACAAAATCAATGAACAAAACAAAAGAGGCTTGTTTGTCTCTTGTTAGCCGCGTTCGTTGGTATCGTCATGCTGCTGGTCGCGCTTTAAATGATGTTCTTGAATTAGTTAATGGTGATATATCAAAAGCTTTTGGTTTATTACTGCCCGATAAATTTATAAATGAAACGTTGGGAATTCCCCCAACACATAAAGAATTACTTAATCATGTATTGGAGTGTTAAAAATGTCGAATAAAATTATTTTGTGTGGCTTGCAGATTGTAAGCTTCCCAGAGAGTAAAAGCCCTAATGCAGAAATTGCAGAAGTTTTAATGTTATATCCACTAGAAAATGTTGATGTCCCAAAATTTAAACAAAAAGCTGTTGGTCAATCCACTAAAGTTCCCTTTGGTAAAAGTTCTTTAGCTATTAATGCTAAATACGCTCATAAACTTATTGATTCAGGTGCTTTTGTTTCCAACAAAGAATATGAATTAACAGTTGGTTTTAGTACTGAAACTTTTGAAAATGAAATTTCTGAAATTAAACCTGTTGATGTTAATTTACAAAAACATTTTACTGAATGTTTAAAGGCTTAATTTATGATTGATTCTAAAAAAAGTATTGAAGAATTTGAAAAAAAATTAAGTTTTGCTTGGTTTAGAATCAAAGGTAAAAAATGAAATATTTGTTAATTTTTTTATTACTAACGCCATTAAGTTCTAATGCTGCTTATTGCATTAAACAGCTTACTAATAATAATTTGGCAATGACAACAAACAATATAGAATCATGCCCCCACAATTTGATTCTATTATCTAAGTCTGATTACGATTTGATTAATCAAGATTCAATAATCGCAACGTTAAAAGACTTGTTTGAATTCTCTGTTGAAGATTTTGCTTACTTTAATGCCATTTGTTTAATTGGTTTTATTGGTGGTCATAGTCTTGGCAGAGTTAGCCGAATTCTCGGCAAAACGTAAAAGCTCAATTTTGAGTATATTTAATAAGGTTTATCTTATGAAAAATTTAAAAAGTAAATTAGCTACTGGTTTAGCTATCGCGGGTGCATCTGCATCTTCTTTCGCTGTTGATCATAGTGTTGCTATCGGTACAGCTGGTACTGATGGTACTACAAATACCACCGCTGCCGTTGTTGTTGTTCTTGGTATCGCTGCTGTTGTTACGGGTGTTGGTATTGTTCTTAAATTACTTTCTCGTTAATAGTAATTCAAGATTATGTTAACGTCTTTAATGTTTGCGACAATTTTCACTTACTGCTTTGTTGAGGGGTTTTCCAGTGGCATTCGCACAAGTTAAATTTTTTCAAACATGGAAAATTGCGGCTTTTCTAGTCGCTTTTTTTTCCTCTTTTTTTAGTTATTCTTTTGATATTGATTATTCTAGTTTAGATGGGAAACCCCCTAAAATTTTTTCTGAAAGATTAGGGAGTTGTTATACTGGTTCTACTTCTGTAATTTCTGAATCTGATTGTTTGTTTTTGTCTGAATCAGTATTTCAACAACAATATGATTCGCACCTGCAAGTTGCAAACTGTGAACCTGATGATGATTCATCTTCTAATAAGCGTAATTGCTCCTTAGAATTAACTAGTGAATCTGGTTTTTTGTATGGGAAAATTCTTTTTGATAAATATAGGTATGGAAGTTTCCAGTATTCTTCTTCTGTATCATTAATTCCTAATCATTTTTGGGATTATACACATGACGAAATTTCTAAATCATGTCCCTCTGATGATTATCTGTCTTATCAAATATCGTATGATTTTGATGGTGATGGTGAAATTGATGTTTGTTTTAATTTTGAAGATATTCAATTATTATTAGATGAACAAAATCAATTAGATAAAAATGATGATTATTGTAAATCCCTTTTGTTAGATTCTGGTAATAATACTGCTGATACTGTTTGTTATTCTGCACCAAATGGTTCTCAATGTTCAATGTCCAATCAATCTGTTTCTGATTATAGTTATTATTCGGGTACTGGTACTGAAACGTTAGGCTGTGGCTCCTCTGAAAATCCTCCTTATGATTCTTCTGGTACTGGCTCTGAAAAAGATGATTGTATATTTTCTAATGGTACTAATTTTTGTAAAGCTAATGAAGATAAACATTGTAAAACAATAGATGGTATAAAAACTTGTGACAGTGGTTGTATTGATTCTGAAAATGGTCTTGTTTGTGACGCTTCTCAGCATGAAGATGTAGGAGAGGGGGAAAGTGACTATTTTAGTGATAACGGTACTTGTTCGGTAATTCATGCGAGTTCTTCAAAAGGTGCTTGTGAAGATTTTGGTGGTGTTTGGGATGAAAATGGCTCTGATTTTATGGAAACATCATGCCCAACGGGTTCAGGTACTTGTTCAACGGGTTCGTCATTTTGTGGCTCTTGTATTGATGAAGGTGGTATATGGACACCTGATCCAATAAATATTCAAACTGAAAGAGACGGTATTAATGATGTTGCTGTAAGAATAGAAAAAAGTAATGAAAAACTATCTTCTATTGAATCTACCACAAGAAAAACAACTGAAGCTTTAATTTCTGCCACTAAATCGGGTGATGGAAAGTTATTAGCGGCAATCGAAGAATTAACACAACTTACTAAAGATAATAACAAAGCTGTAGATGTTAAAAGTGAAGAAAAAGAAGAAAAAGAAAAATTTACTACTACAACAAATGACACTGATAATTCAGCCATTACATCACTTTTTAATGATGCTAGTAAATTAGCTTTAGAGGCTGATATAGACCAATTAAAATTAGATATCACTGCATTTATTAATAGTGCTAGAACCGAAGCAACCGCATTAATGACTATAACCGTGCCAAATTCATCAGGTTATGAAGTGAGAAACTTAACGTTAACAGCGGGTACTTTTGACGTTTCATTGTCTCGTTTTAGTTCTTTCTTTATTTTATTAGCCGGGCCAATAATGCTTATTTGCTCAATCATTGCGGGCTTTATTATTTTAGGTGGAAAAGATTAATGAAAAAACTATTTTTTGCTTTATTTGTTTTTTTACCTTTTGTAGCTTTTGCGGGTACTTATGATAGTTTAGCGGGTGCTAGTCAAATGATTGCTGATAGTTTTGATAATATTTATACCTATCTTTTTGATGATGTTCCGAGCATGTTTCAGCGAGCTACCGCATGGTTTATTGTTTGGGCTGTTAAAGCTAAAATTTATGCACAATTAGAATTAATGAAGTATTCATGGACTGTTGCTAAAATTATTATTTCAGATTTAAACATTATGTCCCAAATTACTTCACAAATGAGCCTTTTACCTGTTGATGTTCGTCAAGCTTTTGTTGATATGCGTTTATTTGATGGTGTTAATCTTTTATTTCATGCTTTTATGACTAAGTTTGTGATGAGGTTTATTAGCTAATGTCCGCAAAAATTTTTCACGGTGCGCCTGGTTCTTTTAAGTCTGCTAGTGCTTTTTGGTTTGAAGTGTTACCCGCTTTACGCTCTGGTCGTGTTGTTGTTACTAATATCGAGGGTGTTTTAACCAAAGAGTCAATAGAAATAGAACTTAATGAAGTTTTTCCTCAGGGTGCTGATATTTGGCGCTTATCAAGTCAAACTGAAACGGGTCTTTTTTTATGGCGTAGGTGGTTTTGGTGGATGCCTGTAAAGGCTTTTATTATTATTGATGAAGTTCAAGATGTATTTCCCAACGATGCGAAAGTCTTTAAACCAGAGGATTTAGATAATAAAGGCATTGAATCAATAAAACAGCATTTACCCGAAAAGTTTTATAATCATTATCAAGTTGCTTTAGAATCTTTTAAACCTGATATTTCAGAATCCACTAGTGATGACACAGGTCAAACAATATTAGACGAAAATAATAATATTCTTTACCCCAAACTTATGCGCGAGGCTAATATGCGCCATAGGAAATATAATTGGGATATTATTTACTGTACACCTGAAATTACTGAAATACATAAACTTGTTCGTTCTGTTTGTGAATTTGCTTATTTTCATAAATATAATGAAGCGCTTGAATTTATACCGTACTTTAAAAGGAGGCCGCGAATTCATGAACATAGCCCAAAATCTTCAGGAATCCCAAAAAAGAAAGATGACCCTACAAAATGGCGAAAAGTTCCTCTTGAAGTCCACAAGTGCTATAGAAGTACAAGCACTGGAGGAATTACAAAACTCGGAGCAATTAACGCCTTTAAAGATCCTACGCTTATCTTTACTATCGCCTTATTATTTCTTGGTCTCTGCTATATCACATGGTGGGCATTTATCAAAGAAGATAGTAAAAATATTATTGAAACATACATTTCAAGCAATAAAGAAGTTATGCAAGTTTCTAGCGAGACCGTTACTAAAAATTCTAATTTTTCTAATAATTCTCACTCTATTCAGAATATTAATAAAAATGATGTTTCTTTGAAATTACCTTATGATTCTGAAGAAATTTATATGAATGGATATCAGATTGTTTCTTTAAATAAAGATAAAAGATATAAAGAATATTTTTTTTACTTACATCAGAATAATAACTTAATAAGTATTAATAGCAGTGATTTATTTTATTTTGGTATCACTGTTGAATTTATTAATGATTGTACTGTTAAATTAGTTGATGGTAATTTGTCTAGAATT